AGAGGGTGCAGGTGTAAGATGCAATGCAGACGGTTCAGGCGGTTACGATGATATGACGGTGCAGGTGGTATTTGGGTTCGATATAAAAAATCAAGACCTTGAAGAGATTTATGATAAGTTCTATGAAACTGAAGAGGAAATTCGATCAGTTCTTTTGACAAAGTACAAACAAAAGGGCCATTTGGTATTCGTTCACACGGTTACTGATGAAGATAAGCTGATGAACCTTAAATCGGCAATATCAAGATTTAAAATAGTGGGTATAAGATGAAAGTAGTTCTTTCAGATGTTGAATCAACTTTTGAACACCTTGATAAACTTTTGAGAAGAGGTAAGTTTGAAACAGTAGTTGCAATAACTGAAGATGTGTATAAAAACGCAAAAAAGAACATTGAACCGCATACACACGGCCCACATGAAGTAAGCGGTTCACGGCTTGAAAACAATCTTGATATGAGAGTGCATAAGAACGAAGGTGATCCATACGGTGAAGTATTTATTCAAAGTGACGGGATGCTTGTTAATTGGGATAACAAATCAATAAACTACGCATTATTCGTTCACTTTGGTACAAAGGATCATAAAGTGAAGCCACGAAAGAAAAAGGCCCTACGATGGGCCACAGTAGAAGGGTTTGTATTCTCAAAGGGCCATAAGGTAAGCGGGATCAAAGCTGATCCGTTCATGTATAATGCGCTTGACGAAACAATGAAAAACATAGATAAAATCTTCAAAAGGGTATATGATGGATTATAAGGAAAAATGGGAATTCGCAATAGAAGCATACAGCGGTGACGGTGGTTTTGATGATGGATCATACATTGACAAACACACACGTGAATCAGATGATAAATATGCCGAACGACAGAAGATCACAGACTATTCAAACATTTTCGTTCAGAAAGTAGGCAGGTATGTTGGGTATCTTTACAAACAAAAGCCGATAAGAGTTACGAAAGATAAGATGCTGAAGATGATCTTTGAGGATGCGAATAATGCAGGTGATTCTATTGATGTATTTATGTCAGGGTTTGCGAAAACTGCAAAGGTTCGTGGTGTTGGAATTGTTTTGGTAGATATGCCAAAGAAAGAAGATATACCTGAAAGCAAAGGTGAACAGATCGAAAGCAGGGCATTACCTTATTTTGTGGACATTGCACCCGAATCAATCGTGAAATACAAGATCGATAAATTCGGAAAGTTTATTTTTGTGGCGTTTGAGGATGAACTTGATGAATCCACATATACTGAAGAGAAGATCACAAAGATCATCAGGTACTATGACGAAAGCGAATGGAAAGTATTTGATGAAAACGGTGATATACTTGAAGGCGGTGCGCATAATTTGGGCGTTTGTCCTGTTTTGGCAATGGGTGAAAACGGGAAATACCCTGATGTTGGGGAATTCACACAGGTTGCAAATATCGCAAAAAGGCACTACAACTTAGAGAGTGAAATGGATGATATTATGAGAAGTCAAACATTCAGCATTTTGACTATTCAAGCAGAAAATCCGAGTGACGTTGTAATCACACTTTCAACTGATAATGCGATCAAATACGGTGCAGGTATGCAAAGGCCCGATTTTATCGCACCTGATGTTTCACCTTCAGAAACATACGAAAACAAGATCAATAAACTTGAAGATCGAATGAACGAAATATGCTACGATGTTTCTACAGGGTTGCAAGCTGAATCGGGAATTGCGCTTGACATTAAGTTTCAGGGCCTGAACGGTTCACTATCGAATTTCGCAATGAGATTGCAAGACCTTGAAATCAGAATGTTTGATGTTGTAAAAAAATATTTGGGCCTTGACAATGTGGAGATCACCATATCATACCCTGAAAACTTCAACATTATCGATCTTGACAAAGAGATCAGGACGCTTGATAATATAAACAGAATGGGTTACGACATACCGACATATGAAGCCACAAAGCTGAAGCAGATTACGCAATATGATCTTAACGGTGTAGATGTGGATACGTTGGCCGAAATCAATGCAGAAATTGAAGATGGATTGAAAGAGGAAAAATAGGGGTTTTAATATTGCTTTATTTTATGTTACAATTTGGTATCAAAACTAAGGAGTAGTTTGACAAATGTTAAAAATAGTAAAAGAGTTACTTGAAAAGGGTTCGATCAGCAAAGAGGTGGCCGATGTTATCGAAGGCGAATGGAAATCACATACCAAAGTCTTGAATGAAGAGAACAAAAGCCTTAGAGAAGCGAAAGATGAATTGTCAAGAAACTATGAAGAGGTTTTAAAGTCAAAGAGTGACTTAGATTCTCAAATGGAACAGCTTGAAGATCGTATCAAGAAAGCAAAAGAAGAGGGCAAAAAGGAACTTGCAAAAGATTTGGAAGCCGAAAGGGAATCCAAAATCGAACTGCAAAAGAGTTTAGCGAATCTTCAGAAAGCGAATACCGATCTGAAACTTGACAATATTGTTTCAAAAACGTTCAAAAACTTTGATGTAAAAGATGAACACAGGGATACAACAGAATTCTACCTTAGAAGTAAGGTGACGATTGATGAAGAAGGAAACCCTGTATTCAAAAACGGCGATGAAGTTCTAAGCGTTGAAGATGGTTTCAAATCATACTTTGAAGCGAATGAGAAGAAATTGAATCCCGTTGGTAACGGCGGTGGCGGTGCAGGTAATCATGGCGGTAGCGGTGAACACGTACCTGCAAATTTGGGTGGCGATACGAAACAGCGTATTTCAGCTATTCAAGAAATGATAAATAAGGGTGCGTAACCCTACAAAAACAAAGGATATTCTATGCTAACAGATATGAAGGTATATAATCAGTACATTATGAAAGCAACTATCGAAACGGTTGCACAAAAGATTCAACTGTTCAATCAGGCTTCAGGCGGTGCGATCATTCTAAGCGGTGAAGGGTTTGAAGGTGATTTCCTGAAAACTTCAATGTTCGGATCACTTGCATCAGCACAAAGAAGAGTTGATCGTTATGCAACTAACGATGCGCAAACTGCAACTACACTTGCAGAAATTGAAGATAACATTGTAAAAGTTGCGGGTGGATTCGGGCCTGTTTCATACACACCTTCACAGTTCACATGGCTACAAAGAAACGAAGCTGAAGCGATTGAAGCAATTTCAACTGCACTATCTGATGCGATCATTCAGGATCAACTGAATACAGGCGTTACATCAGCGGTTTCAGCAATCGGGAATGTAGCAGGTTTGGTGAACGATGTTTCAGCTACAGCGGGTGTTTCGTATTCGGCAATCAACGGTTCACATGCAAAGTTTGGTGACAGATCAATGTCATTGATCACGGAAGTTATGACGGGTACGGTTTACCACAAACTTATTGGTGACAATATCGCAAACGCAAACGCACTCTTTAGATCAGACGGTGTAACAGTAGTCGATATTCTTAACAAGAAAGTGATCGTATCTGATATTCCTGCACTCTATGAAGCGGGAACACCAAACAAAGCGAAAGTGCTTACATTGGTTTCAGGTGGTATTTCAATCTCCAATGCTTCAGATTTGGTAACAAACCTTGAAACATCAAACGGTAAACAGATCATTGAAACCACATTCCAAGCTGATTATGCGTTTGGCGTTGGTGTAAAAGGTTTTGCATGGGATGAAGCAAACGGCGGTAAGTCACCACTTGATGCGGAACTTGCAACGGGTACGAATTGGGATCAATACGTAACTTCAATCAAAGATACGGCGGGCGTTCTACTTATTGCCGATGCTGATCAGTAAGAAAGGGGTTTATAATGGCAGATGAAATCAAAGTATGGTATGTAGAGTTTCCTACATACCGATATGAAGAAGATGTAAAAGCAACGGCCCGAAAAGCGGGCCTTAAAGTAGTGGATGCTAAGTTCAAAGGCGATAACAAGCAATGCGCAAATGCACCCAAATTGACACTCAAAAAAGAGTATCAGAAAACAAATAAAGAGGGGTAAATCATGGCATCATCAGATTATGTAACACTATCAGGCGTTGATGGATATTGGACACCATACACTTCAGGAACATTTGGAACTGAAGAAGAATTCGGTGCGATTGACGAAATGACGCTGAACATTACTGAAGATGAACTAAAGCACATTTCACGTGCATGTGGTTCAGTAGGTATTGCAGACAAAACGGTGACTACAAAAACAGACATTACGGCTGAAATCGTAACACCTGAAATCAGTCCGAAAATGTTGGCACGTGCCTTCAGGGGTACGCTTACAGAAAACAGCATTTCAGCGGGAACGGCAACTGAAGATTCAGTAACCATTGCTGAACTTGATACGGCGTATGAACTTACAAAAAGACACGTATCAAACGTTGAAGTTTGGGATACCACAGGTCAAACAGGTACGCAATATACTGAAAATACTGATTATTCAATCGATTATGATAAGGGTACTATCACGGCCCTTTCAGGCGGTTCAATCAGCGCATCAGATACGGTTTTTGTCACATTTGACAATGAAGCGTATGTTGCATGGACTATTGCAGGGTTCAAAGGCGATCAGGCGACAGGTAAACTAAGACTTGAAGCGTGCGCTGAAGAGGGAATGGATATTGAATACACGTTTGAGAAAGTAACACTTCAAATGAGTGGTTCAATGTCATTGGTATCAGCTGAAGAATTTGCTTCAATCACATTGAAAGCAAGTATTCTTGCAGATACTACGATCACTGATCCTACAAAATCACAGACTATAAACATCAAAGGTGACGATCTCTTTGCGGTTTAAGACTGATTCAGCACCCTTTGGGGTGTTGGTGTGAGTTTTAAATTTGAAGGGTGAAAATGGCAAAGGAAATATACAGACGGCGTTTCAATATTGATCTTGATGGAAGGATTTTGAAAGCAAAGGAAATATCAGTCCAATATCTTGATATGCAACTTGACGGTTCAGATGAAGATTTGATCGATCTTGCACTTGAAGATTCAATCGGAGAGATCACCAAAGAGGATTTGAAGCATTTTGGACTTGAAACAAAGTTTGATATTTACAGGGCCATTATGGAATTTTCATTCAAACCGACACTTTCAAATGAAGATGTTGAAGCGATAACCAAAGAATTCAATATGACTATTGAAGAACTTTCATCTTTGAGCAGGGATGCAAAAATACAATTAAAAAATGTTCTATCTTCACGAATAAAACGCAATAAGGTTGCTGAAAAAAAGCACTAACCCGCAATATAGCGGGATTGCTACGCAACGGACACTCAAGGGTTTATGAATACGGATATTCACTATTCATTGCATCACTTGAAGAAGTACAGGATCACCAAAGAGATCAAATAGTCGATATGGCCACAGCGCATAGAATATCGAAAGTTGATAACGATACGTGGAAAAAGTTTATTTCAGATCACGAAAAATCAAAACCTGATTATGTAAAACAGCCGAAGAAAAAGCCAAAGAAAATGACGATTGAAGATCACAAAAGAGTGATTGCAAGATTACGTGGTATCGGGTAGTTTTTTTGATATAATGTAGCAATAGAAACACAAAAGGGTTACATATGCCAAACGATAAAACCTTAAATATAAAGATTCAAGCGCAAGCAGATCAGGCCGAACAGCAAATAAAAAACCTTACAAAAGACGTAAAAGAACTTCAAAAATCTACTGAAAATCTATCAAAAACTGAAAAGGGTATCAAGGCCCTAAATGATGGGTTTAAAAAGTTAGGTAACACTATGAAGGGCCTTATTGCAGGTTTGGCGACAGGTCAAACTATTGCTGAAGTGCTTGAATTGACAAAGGTGGGTGCAGATGCGCAAGAAGCTGAAGAATCATTCAAAAAAATGGTCGAAAGCATGGGTGCAGATGCTGAACGTGAATTCAATAAGATCAAAGAAGCATCAAGGGGGTTAATATCTGATACTGAAATCAGAAAATCAGCTTCAAACGCATTGTCTTTGGGCGTTCCATTGCAGAAAATTTCAGACCTTATGGAACTTGCAATAGCAAAATCACGTGAATTTGGAACTACAGCGGGTGAAGAATTCAAGAAACTTACTACAACTGTTTCATCACTTTCACCTTCAATGGCCGAATCTTTAGGCATAACAGTTGATCTTGACAAAGCATATCAGGACTATGCAAAATCAATAGGTATATCAGTTGATGAACTTACAAAACAGCAAAAAGAAATTGCGTTCACCAATGAATTACTTGATGAATCAGCGGTATCACTTGATACTTTTGGAAGTGCAGAACTAACAGCAAATGAAAACATACAGCAATTCCAAACATCACTTGCAAACCTGAAAGAATCTATCGGGCGTAAACTATTGCCGTATATGATTGCCTTAACGAAGGAAACT